GACGTAGGTAATCGAGGAACAGTGTTTTTAATATAAACCTTTCGTTGTTCTGAAAGACCCGAACTTCGTCCTCATAGATTACCCCAATAGGGTATTCATGCTTGGTTTTGGCAAACGGATTCTGCTGTAGCGCGTACACTTTGTCCTGCTCAACGATACGTACTTCACGTACAATCTCGGGATCATCAGTATTCGTAGTGTTGCCGTAGTAGTCCACGTGCATCGCCACACGTGCGTTTACCAAGAACATGTAGTCAATAGGCAGGTCGAAGTCAATGAAGTCCAACGTGTTATTAGGGGTCACGGTGTCTTCGTAGTCAACCTGTATAAGCATACGGAGGTCATCCATACGCTTTACGTTACCCTCAAAGCCAATCTTCTTTGGGTCTGTCCGTTCAAAGAGACGATGCTTGATGTACCTCTCTTGCGCACGGTTCAACCAAAAGTCAACTTCCTGTGGCAAGAAGTAGTCGTAGACCGAGGAAGCTACCTTTTGTAGCCCCTGGTCTACGGCAAAATGCATCTCTTGAACGGTCATGTCATGCGAAAGCCTTTAGCTTGGCTTTAACTGCCGTCAGTACGTTAGAGTTTTTCTTGTCTTTCAGGAAGAGAACGGCTTCTTCCATCGAGTCTCCTAAGGTGATATCACCATCCAGAATACTGTTGCCAACTCGACGAAGGGCCTCTGCACTCAACGCTTCATTGATAAGCGCGGTCAGTTCTAGGTTTTTGTCCTTGCAAATATCGAGGAAGTACAGCGGATTGTCCTCCTGCAGCTCCTCCAATTGCAAGTCTTTCTCGTCCTTAGTCATAGTCTTAGGATTGTATCCATAGACCAGCAGGACCATATTCATACGGTCT